CTTCCTTGCCGCGCGTGTCGATCCAGCCGCTAGTCGCCGCGGCGGTGTTCGAGGCAGACACGGCATTGATGATCTCCGTGACGTCGAGCGCGTCGAGATTGTTCATAGTTCAACTCCTTTAGAAAACTCTATGCATGCCGCAACACATGTGAGCGGCGGCGGTTTACTTCTCCGGCTGCTTATCGCCCTGTTTGGGGTTGGCGGGCGCGGGGGCGGGCGCGGCCGTGGTACGGCGAGTGACGACACGCTTCACCTCGCGGTGTTGGGTGAGCTTCACGTCCGACTGGACGAACTCGATCTTGTTCGCGCTCCGAAGCTCGATCGCGGTCGCCTTATCGAGATCGATGACTGAGCCGACGCCGACGGTATCGCCCTTGTGCCTGAATGCCCGCGTAACGCGGACGCGTTGATTGGGTTGTGCCACAGGTGTTCCTCCTACGAGTTCAGGTGAGTTTTCAAGCGTGAGCGGCATAAAAAAGGCCGGCACGAGGCCGGCCCTCGATGAGAACGCTTACTTGAAGCTTTTACGTGATGGTATCGGCCCGAGAAAACGCGGCCGGGTACCGGACACCGACGTCCATGCTGTACATCACGCGCACGCCGATAATGCCGGCCGGGAAGTTCGCGTACGGGTGCGTTTCGACCTCGAGCACGCCCCACTCCGCCACAACCATCTTCGACCAGTCGCCGAAGTACATGACCGCGTCATCGACCTGATTGGACGACATTGCCGGGAAGCCCTGCATCGTCCCCGTCCAGATGTTGCCTTCCCACAGCGGCGATGCGGTATCCGCGTACTTGACCTCTTGGATCATCTCCGATGCGACTGCGGGTGTCGTCACGTACCCGCCGCGAATCGGCATCACGTTCGCCGTGGCGACGTCCGTTTGGAACTCGAGGATCCCGGCGAATCCCAACGAGCTGCCGCTGACGCTGCCGACGCCAGTCACGTTGTCGAGACCGAGCGGTTGACCGCCGGCGCCCGTGCCCCGCAGCCCCGCAACGTCCGCCGCGAGCGCCGCGACGATTGCGAGGTCCATATTCACGAGTCCTTCGACGTCGAGGGAGGCTTGCAACAGCAGCTTACGGCTCAGTTCCGTGTACGCAGACACGGTCTTGGGCGACAGCGCAAGCTGCACGAACGCTTGCTGCGTCTCGGTCGGCGAGGCGGTCTCGGTGCCGAGCCACTCGGCCGTGGCCGATGCGCTCTGCCGCGGGATCGTGACGTTGTCCCTGAGACCCGAGAGCCGCTGAGCGCCCATCCGGAACAGCACGGCGATGTTACGCAACAGCTCGTCGAAGCCCATCACGCTCGTTTGCACGAGCGCACCGCCCGCGCCGAGGGTCGCGGTGCTCAGATCGCGCTGAATACCCAACGCTCGCTCGATACCGACGCGCTCCATCAGATGATTCAGATCGACCGGCGTGCGCCGTCGTTGGACCTCGAGCGGGACGAAGAACGCACCCTTCTCCGGGATCTTGTCTGGTAGACGCTTCGCCACTTCTTCGTGGCATTCCAGCTCGAAGCCCGCCTTCTTCCACTCGCCGCTGTGCGCGGCCACGATCGCGCGACAAATGCTGTATTGCTGAGCCTCCCTGTCGGAGAGCCCAAGCGCCGACACCGATTGTGGCTGATGCTTGCCGCGCTCCTCGTGGATCTTGAGGATGTCGTCGGCCACGCGCTCCAACGAGCAGCCGCGCTGAATCCATGCTTGCGCGGTGTCCTCGCCGATCTGATTGGCCTTCGCGAGATTCTGGATCGCCTTCTTGCGGCGCTCCTCCTGTTCGACGGCGAAGTTCTCGTCCAGCTCCTGCCGGCCGCGCTCGATACGCCCCTGCGCCTCGTTCTCCTTTCCCTTTCCCTCTTCGGCGGTGTTCGCCTCCGCCACGGCTGCTGCATCGGACATCTCGTCCTCCTTAGTGATGGCGGGTTCCGCCGTTGACAAATCCTCAAGTGCTCGACCAATGCCGACCGATTGGTCGTGCCCGACGCCGGCGATCGAAGCCTCGACCGGGCGCCACCTCGTCCATTTCACGACTTCCGTTTTGCCGTCCTCGCCCTGGATCCGCAGGATTCGGAGGGGCTCGGCCGAGAGCGACATGTCCGTCACGGTGCCCTCGTCGACCATGCCGCGCACGACGGCTGCCTCCGGGTTTGCTTCGGAGAAGCGGAGCTCGCCGACGAGCCGCTTGTTGTCGAGCCGGACGTTCACGACGCGGCCGACGAGCTGATTCAGCTCGTACGTACGGTGATTCACGAAGAGTGGTAGACCGCGCTGTGAGATGCCACTGAGGTCGACCGCGCCACTGCTGTGCACGAGCACGTTCGGCGGCGACCACGCCCAGTCCTTAATCGGCGTCTCGCTCGACAACGACACGCGGTAGACGACTTTCTGCTCGTCCTTGTCGTCCATGAGCCGCTCGATCCGGAAGGATCGAACAATCCGGCTTTCGTCGTGTTCCTCGTGATCGGCGTGGCGCTGAATGCTCATTTCACTGCCCTCATCGGCCGTCGATCGGCCTCATCGTTCATGTCCTCGTCCGTAGGCCCGTCCGTATCGTCTGCGGCGGCCTGTCCATCCGGCTGCGCGGGCGGAGTCGGTTGCGCCGCTGGGTCGGTGTCGAACACGAGGCCGCGCTCGCGTGCAAGCTCGAGTTCCTCGGCGCGTTCGTCGACGACGTCCTCGATGTCGTCCCCGCCGCCCGTAGCGGCAATGACCTTCGTCTGCGTAGTGAGCCCGCCCTTGATCGCTTCTTTGAAGGCCGCGACTTCCTTCGTCGGGTCGACCCAGCTCCAGCCGCGCGGCTTGAACTTGACGGCTTCGAACTTCTTCGAGTTCGCCGCGTATTCGTCGATCGAGATGCCCGGAATTGCCCGCGCCAGCACGGCCTGCTGCAGCCATTCGCGGTGCACGATGTCGCGGAACGTGCGGATGAACCACATCTGTAGCACCCGCCACAGATCCCGGTCGTCGAGCAAGCTCAGCCGGCTCGATGAGTAGTTGCTCTGCGAGTAATCGCGCGACAGCGATTCGTAGCTCACGCCGATGCCCGCAGCGACTTCGCGCAGCATGTAGCGCATGAACGGGTCGAGCGCGGCGTTCGGACGATTCGGCGCGAAGAAGGTTATTTTCTCGTTCGGCCGCGGCCGCAAAATGATCCCCGGCGAGATCGCGACCTCGTAGCTGCCGTCCTCTTGCCGCTCGACGCTCGGGTCCATCGGATCGGATTGCTCGACGGCGGCGAGGTAGTTGGAGGCACCGCGCGCCGCGATGATCTCGGCCTCCGAGTAGCCGGACATGTCGTTGACCTTGGTCGCCACCGCGTGCATCCATGGCACGCCTCGCGTTTGCGGCCAGCGCTCGATGATGCGCATGTGGATGATGTCGCTCGCGGGAATCGGGCGCACCTCGATGCTCGAAGCGTCGCCCGTGAATGCGATGTCGGACGGATGCGTATCGCGGATCCAATACCGCACCGGCCGGTAATAGCGGTCGACCTCGACCCCCATCCGCACCATGCCGCGAGCATCGGCCAGCGCCGGCGGCTGCACGCCGTGCGGCACGCGCTCCGACTCGATCAGCTCGAGGGCATACGGGACCTCAGATCCTCCGAACGCGCGTCGGTGCCGCCGGACGAACACTTCGCCAGCCTCGAACACCTGGCCCATTGCGTTGCGCTCGAGATCCGAGAAGTGCAGCTCACCGCCGGTGTGGCAGGTCTGTGCGCGCATCCATTCCCGAAAGCCTTCCTCGATCGCGTCGTTGACCTTACGGATCAACCGCCGCCGCGCGTTCTTGACTTGCGACTGCATGCCGATGCCGGCGCCGATCACGTTGTTGACAACGATCGTCTTGCCGCGCTTGCCGTAGGCGGAGTCGCGGCCGAGCGCGCGTCCCCGAGCTCGCAGATTGGTCAGGCTCGAGCGGATCTCGCTATCGGCGCTGCCAGTACCGGCGACCCAGTCTGCCGTGAGCCTAGAGGGCCTCGCGGCTGCATACATCCGGTTCGCGGTGCCTTGTTCGCTCGCCTGCTGCTCACGGCGCCGAATGTCGCGCAACGCACGTTCGGATCTGCGCCTGAGCCGCGCCTCGAGGTCCCGATAGGACTCGCTCATGGCCGCTCGAACCTCAGGAAGGCGCGCGATGAACGTTCGCCACGC